CCTTGAGCTCACTAGAGAGAAAGCAGACGTTGCTAAGTCTAAGGAAGCTCGTGAGTATCTGGCTTCTTACAATGATAAGGCAAAAGCTGCTGAAGCGAACATCCGGGATTATGACCTTCTTATAAATCTTTCGGACAAAAAAGACTTGAGAGCAGGAAATACCTTCCAGGCACTTAAAGCGCTTGGGCTTGACGGTTTTAATCAAAGTCTCACAACTCAGGCTGTTGGTAAGATAAATGCACGCTTGGCCCAAAATGCCCAATCTGCTTTTGGTAAGGGAACGCGTATAACTAACTTCCTCGAACAGACATATCAGAGATCTTTGCCTGGTTTGTGGAACACTCCCGAAGGTATAAAGCTTATATCAAAAATAAACAAACTTACTGATCAGGCATCCCTGGTTGAACAAGAGGCAGCCACACAGATATTAAGGAATAACAATTGGAGAGTGCCGCCTGACATCGATCAATTGGTTAGAGAGCAGGTTCGCCCTATTAAAGATGATCTCGAGAGACAAGCGATGGATGCAGCTATGCAGATGAATGTTAAAGAAAAATTCTCTGATCTTCCCGATCCTAAGAAGTATAGTGGTAAAACAATAAGAGATACTAACACGGGTGCTTTTTTGAAAAGTGATGGAAAAGAATGGAAAGGAGCTTAAATCATGCCTTTTGAACTATTAGACGTAGTACCGGAAGAAGTTTCAAAAAATACCTTACCTTCTCCTACCTCTTCTAAAAAAACTGACACACCAACAAGTAACGATAGATACCAGTTGCTTGAAGAATCTGCAGAACCGGAATCTTGGTCTGATTGGGCTTTAAGAACGGGAGCTCAATTTGGTTCTCGAGTCCTTGAAGCAACACTGGGCTCGCCTGGTACCGTCGCTGAAGGATATCGTCGTGCGGCAGGAATAAACCCTGAGAGTAATAAGCAAATAGGGGAAATGGTCAGCAAAATAGGAGAAAGTTACGGTCATAAACCTATAGAGCCTGATGTTCTTGAGCGGTCACAGCAAACCAAACCCTCAATGACGTTGCCAGATATACCTGAAGTTCGTGAACAGTTAAAAGGAGAAGGAGGCCGTGAGCCCAGAGGAAGCGGTGAACAATTTGTGGGTGACGTTATCGAAGATGCTACCCTTCTTTTATTGTCTCAGGGCAAGAATCTATTACAGGGAAAACCTAATACTCTCGTTAAAAGTGCCGGCAATGCGGCTACGAGAGCTGCGGCTCAATCTCTTGTTGGGAATGCTGGTAAATGGGTCACTCAATTCGCTACTGGTTCAGAATTTGCTGGAAATGCAGTCAAGACTGGCTTGATGATATTGGCTAATATGTATGGAGCAAAAGATTCATTGAAAAATCTGAAGAATGAATCTTACGAGCAAGCTGATAAGAATCTGCCGCCCGACGAACAATTCGATTTCACTCCGGAACAGAGAAGGATGGATAAGCTGATACGTCAGACCGATGCCAGTGATAGGAAAGATAAAGATTTCTTACTTGATCGATATAGATCGTTCAATAAACTACTCAGCAAAGATCAACCATCAAAAAGCCAACCTTCATCTATTTTGAATGCAGAAGGTAAGCCTGCAAGATTCGATGTGACGCCGGGCAAAAAGCCGGGGTTGGGTAAGGTTAAAGAGGTATGGGATCTCAAGAAGGGATGGGGAACCTGGTACGATAAAAATATAGACGAGGATACTCTTAAGCAGCTGAATCGTGGAATAGGAATAGTGAATGGCGGTCTATCGAGATATGGTGCTAAAAATGAAGCCTGGTATAATCCTTATAAGATTGCTGAAGAGCTTGATACCGCATTCAAAGCACAAAGCACCACGCAAAACTTCATAAAAAAACATCCTATTCTTCAAAGAACAGCTAACAATCCTATAGTTAAACATCTATTATATGGAGCTGCGGCTAAGACTGATATCACTCCAGGTAAAGTAGCTGGTTTAGCCGCAACGGCAGCCACGGCCGGAGCTCTTAAGGAGACTGCCGATCTTATGCAGATTTTGAAAAAGAGTCCGGTTGCCAGGGAGCATTATAATCGATTCCTGAATGCATCTGTAAGTGAGAATTTACCGGTAGCCTTGAAGAGCCTTAATGTTCTGAATAATGTGTTGAAATAATCAGCAGCAACCGTCGTCGGTTTCCCCAAATATATAGGTATAAACGATGTGTACACCTAGTATCATGGCGACAACGAGAATCATTGCCACATGTCTCTGATTATGGACATCATTTTCGCTTCTTTACGCTTGCGTTCAATTTTGCGTTCTATGCGATCTCTTTTCTGTATAACCTTAAGCAATGCGCTCTCGTCTCTGAGTGGTGGTACATCGTAATTTGATGAGCCCTTGACGATATCGTTAAGGTTGCACCGCACGGATATTCCCGAACGTCTCAGAATGGTTCTTTTGAACTGTTCTTTTTTCTCTTGCGGTGCAGGTTGACTTCCAGAAAGTGAACCGGTTACCAGTAAAGCTATTATCAATTTAATCATATTTTTTTTCCTCGTTAATCCATTTGTCGATAGCGATCTTTACCCAATCATTGATGCTCATGTTTCTGGTCGCCGCTCGTATCTTTATATACGTGTGCCATTCAGGCTCTATATCGATTACTAATCTCTTACGTTTCTTCTTTGAATCCATGGTTACTCCTTGCTATATAGGTACCAATATACCATTTAAAAAAAGATTGTAAAGAAGATGTGCGGATACTTTGCTGGTTACGTAAAAATTAAACCTTCAAAGGAGATAGTATGTCCGCAATCCAACCAGCAAATAACCTATATGGTTTTCCTCAACCCCTCAGCAAGTCAGCATTTCCTCCTATTGTGAGTAAACGTGCCCCTAAAACTAATGACTATGCACCCATTGGCACGCTATGGATTTATTCTGCTGCGGCATCAGTTTGGGTACTTGTGGCAATAGTCAGCAATGTTGCTGAGTGGGAACTTTTGGAAACCTTGGGAGGTGCAGGCGCCTTCACCACACTCACATCAACGGGTGCTACAACGCTAGCTACTACGGGTGCATCGACCAATACATTTGGTAATCAAACTGGTGCAACTGAAGTGACCATCGAAGCCGGCACAGCAGGTGCATTTGTTGAAGCTACGGGTCCTGTAGGAATATCAAGTACCCAAGCTTCGGCTACAGCCGTAATTGTCCAGGCATCAAATAACGCCTCGGGTGGTGTGGCTATTCTTTCCGGTTCTGGCGGTATCGCCATAGAGGCAACTAATGGGCCAGTTCTCATTGAATCTGGTACAGGATCAATGAATATTTCTAACGACGCATTCGCCACGACCTTGAACGTTGGTACCGGTGCGGCAGCAAAATTAGTTGCAGTGGGTTCTTCCACGGCGTTGAGTACTTTAACGCTCCAATCTCCGGCTACTTCGGGAGTTGTTATCAGTAATGGTACACAAGCCCCAGGAATATTCGTCGGTACAGGTTCTCCTTCCGGAACATTGACAGCTCCGCAGGGCTCTCTTTATTTGAACGTTGCGGGTAATTCCACCTCGACTCGCGCATTCATCAACACCAACGGCGCCACGACATGGACGGCTATAACTACTGCTGCTTAATTTACACAAGCTCATAACTTCCTCCTTCGGCACTGTGTCGGAGGGGGATTGCCTTATAACTTCTTTAAAAAGGATTACAGATGAATCAAATGGGATTTGTAGAAGTTTCTCTCGTAAAAAACGATCGCCTTTATCGAGTAGTATTACCGATGGGTGTTTCTTGGCTTGAAGCAAAACAAGCAGTCCTGGAATTAGCCGATCAAATTGCCAGCCATATAGCTGAATGCGAAGCCGCTCAGTTAGCCAAAGATTTGGAAGAATCCGCCTCTGTTTGCGCCGATCAAGTGATCGATGCAGAAACGCCAACTGAAGCAATAGAATAACACATGCAATATAAATCAAGAACATCGCGACTGAATGGGCTCGTATCGCTTGCCTATTTAGGAGTACTGCCCAGTTCGCCGACGAATTTCATCATAAAGCAGACTGCGCCTACTCCGAATGATTATCGAAACGTATATGTAGGCGATATGTGGTTGAACAACGCTTCTTCATACGCTTCTCCGTCTACTCCGCCTGAGGTTAGTGATCTTTATGTACTGGTTTCCGTCGATGGTCATGTAGCTACATGGCAACCATTCGGATTGGGTTCAGTTCAGACACTGACTTCAAATAGTGGTGGACCTGTTAGTCCCGATGATACAGACAATATCAACGTACTGGGTGACGGTGTTACTATTACGGGTGTTGGGACACCCGTTAACAACACCATAACTTTTTCTACTATCGGCACAGGTGTCATATCGTCATTGACCGGAAATAGTGGGGGAGCTGTTTTCCCTACGGCTGGTAACACCAATATAGTTGGTTCTGGTTCGATATCGGTTGTTGGGTCTCCATCAACAAGCACCTTAACTATTAGCAATTCCGGAGCTGTAGCCGAAAGCTTTGTTACTAATTCCGGAACAGCTACTCCTTCTGCAGGTGTATTAAATGTTGTTGGAACATCTCCTATGTCTACATCTGGTTCAGGAAACACAGTAACAATTGCTACTGCCGCTGCTTATACATTCCCTACCGGTTCTGGAACAGCGACTGCTTCTGGAAACGCCGTTACGATAGCAGCAGGTAATGGAATAGTGACGACTGGTTCTGGTAGTACGGTAACAGTAGCAAGCACTGCCGGTTCGTCAGCGTTTATCGCAGATAACGACCAATATTACTAACGCTACGGGGAATGCAGCCAATTACACCATTGTATTCAACAGAGTCAGTTACCTGGATATCGGATCAAACTTTAATACCAGTACAGGAACCTATACTGCACCAGCAAATGGTCTTTATAGTTTTGCCACCACTGTAACGATTAGCAATCTGACTTCTGCTATGACGGCAGGATTTATGGGGTTCATCGTGGCAGGGACTGGCCCCTGTGTAGGGGAATGGGCATGTGTCCGGAACAATACCTATGCAGTAGAAGACGGCGTTTCATTTAACTGGCGATTCAATGGTGCTGCAATTGTGTACATGAATTCGGGAGATACCTGTGTGGTATCGGTAACTGTTGAAGGAGGATCGGGAAATACTGCGACTATAGATATTGGAAGTGGTGGACCTCCGGCCAGAACCTGGTTTTCTGGTACAAGAATAGCTTAATTTAATCCTAAAAAGGAGATTAGTATGTCGAATTCATCATTAGCGGTACGTGAGTTACCGGAAACAGAAAGAACATTGGCATTTGGTAGTATTGGTGCGGCTTTCACTGCTTTAGGAACCCCCTTAGCATTTGCCTCATTAAAACTGGTTATCCAAAATCAGACCAACACGCCAGCATCTTTTTCATGGGACGGTATTAATACTGCCATAACGCTTTACCCGGGATGCATTTTTACCTCTGACATAGAAACAAATAATGGTCGATCAGGTGCTTTGAAGGCTGCTGCAGGCACACAATTCTATGTTAAATATTTGTCAGCTCCTGCAAGTGGTGCTGTTTATCTAGCCACATTTTATGGCGCTAACTTCAATAACCTATAAGGAGATACCATGTCATACGTAACAGTACCGGCAACGGTCATAGCTCCTGGAACTTATGTTGAAACATTAACAGGCAATTCAGGTGGTGCAGTCGGACCAGATGGTTCAAGTAATATTAATGTTCTAGGAGGCGCAGGCATCAATGTGGTGGGTGTACCCAGCACGCACACGCTTACTATAACAGCGACGGGTGGTGGTTTTGTTTACACCGACGAAGGGAGTAGCTTTAACGCAGCTTCGACCAATGGATACTTTGTAGACGCGGCTGCTACGGCAACTATGCCGGCGTCCCCATCGCAGGGTGACCGGATAGAGTTTATCGTTGATACAACCGGATCATTTACCGTGAGGGCTAACACCGGCCAGACATTGCGTATCGGTACGGGTTTGTCAGCAGCGGCTGGAACAGCGGTAAACAGCGCTCGAGGCGATGCGGTCACGTTCATTTATCGTACGGCTGATACCGAGTGGTTAGCTCTTTCTGTCATCGGTACCTGGGTAGTAACTTAAAGGAGAGACTATGTCCACACCAAGTAACTTATTGAGTAAAAACTCGTTACATGGCATCATTTCACTAAAACATAAAGGTGAAAAATGCTTAGAACGTGTAAAATTTGCATGTGCGAAAAAGATATCAATAAATTCGGCAAAAGACAGACTCCTAAGAATCAGAGATTTGTTACTCAACTCTATAGCCACAACTGCAGAGAATGCTTCAATGAAAAGAGGGGGACGCCCAAAAGGGCCTTCTGAGGACGGTAAGTTCCAGAAAGGACATATTCCCCCCAAACCTTTTCCCAAGGGGCACATTCCTTGGTCTAAGCTCAATAAAGGTAAATATAAAATCCTTAGAAAAGATTGTCCTTTTCCAGGAAGAGGCGGCAACGCATACAGAGATTGGAAAATAAAAGTTAGGGAACGTGATGGAAACAAATGCACAAAATGTGGTTCTACTAAAAAAATCCATGCCCATCACATAATATCCTGGGAGGAAAATAAGATGCTTAGATTTGAAGTAGATAACGGTGTATTGCTGTGCATTTCATGCCACAATTCCCTACATAAAAAAGGTAAAAAGAGGAGGGTATCAGATGAGCATATCTAGCAACGCCATTAATGAATCAACTACGGGGCTTACGGGGTTTACGGGAACTTCCTTTACTGGCACTCCCGTAACGCAGCACGCCATACTTGTGGGAGGTTCTACGACGAGCACGGTTACATCCGTAGGACCAGGGGCTACCGGGACTGTTTTGATAGCAACGACTTCTTCGGACCCTTCGTTCAGCGCTACGCCCTCAATTACCTCGATAACTATCGCCAACCTTCCCGTAGCTTCTACTGATGGCGCCAATAAGGCTTACGTAGATTCTATTGCCGCAGGATTAAATTTCATTGAGTCTGTGTATGCAGCTAGTACGGCCAATTTGACGGCTACCTATTCCAATGGATCATCTGGTGTAGGAGCAACCCTCACTAATTCAGGGGCACAGGCAACATTTTCTCTTGATGGTACTATGCCAGCAGTGGGAGAATATGTTCTGATAAAGAATCAATCTACGGCGGCACAAAACGGTATTTATACGGTGACCAATGCTGGAAGTGGTTCGACAAATTGGGTTCTGACGCGGGCGGTTAATTATGACACGGTAGCTCAGATAAATCCGGGTGATCTCATCCCAGTTTTTGCGGGTTCGGTGAACGATGAAACCTTTTGGATTCAATATCAAACCGTTACCACTATTGGAACTTCAGCCATAAATTTTAGTCAATTCTTCGGCGGTTCGTTGGGAACCATAAATACCGATTCTGGAAGTGCCACGGTAAGTTCTGGCGCAGTAACCATGGCAGGGGGCAGTAACATATCGACCAGCGGGACAGCCAGCACGGTTACCATAAAAGTTTCAGGAACAACAAACCATGCAGTGCAAGTTGGTAATTCAACCAATAGCCTCACTTCTTTGGGAGTGGGAACCAATGGTCAATTGCTGGTCGGAGCAACTACGAGTAACCCCGCATGGGTCACCCCCACCGCGGGAAGTGGTGTGTCTGTTACGACGAACGCTTCAACGTTGTCATATGCATTAGTAACTCCAGTAACTCCTACTTTTACCGACGGCGTTGTGTACTATGATGGAACTTCATTGCTTACTACGGGCGCCGGTACATCAGGATATGTTCTTACGTCCAATGGCGGTGGGGGCAGTGCACCTACTTTCCAAGCGGCTTCTTCGGGGGGGGTTACCTCTATAAATGGAGACACCGGTTCGGCAACTGGGTCCGCGATAACTTTTAACGCTAATTCTCAAGCGGGATCATCGGTGTCATTCTCCGGTTCAGGCAGTACGATTTCACTCAATGTAACTGATGGAAACTCCAATACGATCATCGGACAGTTTGCGGGGGGCAGCAATAGTGCCAGTGCTTGCGTTGGACTAGGGTATGCTTCATTGCAGAATCTTACGTCTGGTAGTTCTCTGGTAGCTATTGGCGCTTACTCAATGCACGTTAATTCTGTTTCTGGTACTGAATCAGTTGGTATCGGCTACGCATCATTGTCTCAAATAACCAGCGGGTCATACAATACCTGCATTGGAAACTATTCGGGTGGTTCGTATATGTCGACCGAGTCGTCAAATATACTTATCGGTCACAACATATTCGGCGTAACGGGTGAGTCAAATCAGCTCAAGATCGGCGGCAATGGGACAGGGACTGGCCAAGGACAACTGAACGCGGCGTTTATTGCTGGCATTCAGGGTATAAC